AGATACTATTAAAAAATCTATTATGCCAACTCAAGAAGAACAAGCTCGTAATTTTTATTCTAATTTATTTGCTAATATGGCAAATGTTCCTTTAAATCAAAGAACTTCATTAGGACAAGCTGTAGGAGCTGCAGCTATTACTAATGCTGCTCAAGAAGCTGCTTTGAGACAAGAAGCAAGTAAATATGGTGCACTAGGTGCTATTAAAGAAATAGGTAATCAAAAATTTGGAAGTGCTGCAGAACAAGGCACTTATAATGCAGCGTATAATATAACAAAATTACAAAATCCAAATGCAACTGAAGCAGATGCTCAATTAGCTGGATATAAAGCAGTTTTAGCAGAAAGACAAAAAACAATTGTTGATCCACAGAAAAAAATAATACAAGCTAGTGTTGCAAAATATGTATCTGACAATTGGGGGCAAACTCAATATGCACCTACAGTTACTAAAATTTTATTAGATAAACAAGATAATCCTCAAAAATATCCATCTAATTTAGATACGTCTAAAGGTGGTGGTCCTTTTTTTGATGCCCAAACTTTAAGTCCAAATGTTTTAACTAAACAAGGTAATAATTATGTATTTAGTGATGAAAAAAACTTAGAAAAATTAGGTAAAAAATATCATGCTAATTATAGTTATATAAATCCTCAGGATGGTAAATTTTATTTATTTGATGGAAAACAGTTTATACCAACTAAAGTGTAAACAATGGATGAGGATCTTCCTATTAATCAAACTCAATCTGATGATACAACACAAAATGTTGTTCCAGATTTAAATGATTTATTAAGTCAACAAACTACAGATTTAGAAAATATACCTAGTACCAATACAAATCCACCGGATAATAATAATAATTTAATTAATCAAGCTTTAATAAGTGAAACTTCTAAAACAACAGGAATACCTGATTATACTAAAATAAATGGTCCTGCGCCTATCCAACCAGATTATGATACTAAACAAGGTAATGTTCCTTATGATACTTTATATGGTGAACCTACTAATCAATTAATTGATGATAGTCAACCTGTTCAAGATGTAGAAACTCCAGATACTTCTTATGAACAAGAAGATAAACAAGAAGAACCTAAAAATCCTTATGAAATAACTCCTAATAATAAAGTACAATTAATAAATCCAATAACAGGTGCAACTCCTATTAATCAAACAACAAATGACAAAAAAATCCCTGATAATGCAAAACCTAAAAGAGATTTTTGGTTTGGTGGAATTACAGATGCTATTATACATGGAGAAAAATTTGATGAAGAACATTTATCAAGAGCAAGTTATGTTGAATCAGCTATTGCAGGTTTAGTAGATGGTACTATAAGAACTTTTCCAAGTGTTGCTTATGCTGGAGCAGAAATATTAGATTATTTTGGTGAAAAAGGAATACCTTTAGAACAAAGTCATGTTGCTAGATTAACAGATTGGATTAATTCAAAACCTGTTTTAAGTCAAATAATGCACGCAGCAGATTTAGCTGATATAGCAGCAAGACAAACCGCTGTTGGAGAAATTGCAAAAGGTATAGGTGAATTTATTACTTCTGCTGCTTTAGTAGAAGGTGCTGTGGGTTTAGGAGCAATTGGATTAGAAGCAGCTGGATTAGAAGTAGCAGGTTTAGGAGCAACAGCATTAGCAGGTAAACTAGTAGATGCGGCGTATTCAGGTAGATTAGTTACTGCTGAGGGAGCAGCTTTGGAAGGACAAGCTTTAACAAACGCATTAAATAAAAAAGCAGGGCTTCAAAAATATACATCTATATTAATAAAAGGTGGTGTTACAGGGGCATTAGATGGTTCTTTAGTTGCAAATGTTGAAGATATAGGAACATTTGGAAGTTACTTTGGAGCTCCGACAGCTTTAGATAATCAACCTAGAAAATTTGCAGATGAAGAAGCTGGTAGATATTTTATGAATAGATTAAAATTTATGGGTGAAGGAGGTTTGTTAGGTGGACTTATTCCTATTGCTTTTACTAGGGTTTTTAAAGGCGGTGTAGAAGAAGTTGGTGCTAAAGCCATAGCACAAGAAAAAGTAATAGAAGCTTTAAATAAAATAGGTGAAGCTAAAAATGGAACATTTATACCTGAAGCAGCTGTTGAACAAGGTCAAAAATTAGCTGAAAATAATAACAAATTAGGTGAATTTATTGAAAGAAATAAAAGTAATGATGATGAAGTATTTGAAAATGCTATAGAAGGGTGTTAATATTTTAATATGTCTTTTTTTACTAGAAAAGTTCCAGGGGCTAATTGTCCTGTACCTGAACATCAACAAGAACCTACATTTTTTGGAAAAGTTAAACTTGGATTACAAGATTGGTTAAATCCAGGGGGTCTTGCTGGTGAGTATGTTAACCCTAATTTAACAGGTCTTAGAGCCACAGGTACATTTGAAAATCAAGCTGCAACTATTAATAAAGCTTTACAAGATTTATTTAAAAATAAATCTTTAATAAATAATGTTTATTTTGGAGAAATAAATGAAAAAGCTATTAAACTTTTATTTTCTGGGGATTTAGTAAACCCTGAAGGAACTAAAGCTATATTTAAAGGTTTTGATGAAAATTTAGTTAAACAATTTAGAGAAGATTTAAAAGGTTATAAAGTAGCTTCTCAAGATGTTGATGCTCTTTTAAATAATATAACACAAGCAAGACAAGTTTTTACAGATTTTGGAAATAAAATAAATATTAAAAACTTTGGAAATAATTTTCCAAAAGTAATGGAAATACTTAAAGATAGAACAAATGGTTTTGGTGCTACTGAAATTAAAATATATAAAGATGATGTGCTTAAACCTATGTATAATGAAGGTCCTTTAGCAAGTGCTAGAGAGAATTTAAAAAAACTTTTATTAAAAAATACAGACGGAGTTCCTTTAGCAGAAGGTGATATAGATATTATGTTAGATAATATATCTAGAGCTACTTTAAAAAACGGAAATACAATTTATAATTTTGAATATAAAAATCCATTTAGTGCACCAAATGAAAATCCATTTAGAAGAATAAAATTAACTGATTTTTATGATTCAAAAGGAAGATTTGTACCACAAGATTTTATTAAAACAGAACAACAACTACAAGCTTTTAGAGCATATTTAGGTGAATTTAGAAATATAGGTGGTGTTATAACTAATGTTATACATGATATGTCAACCATTGTTTCAAGAGATGCGACTTATACAAAAATATTAAATGATTTAAATGAAATTAAATTAAAAGATCCTAATGCTCCTACTATACTTTCAATGAATCCAGAAGAAATTAGAAAAAGTTTTCCAGGGCAAAAAATTAGACAAGTAGATGTTAAGTTACCTATAGCAGATGAATATTATCATACTCCTTTATCTAACAAAGAAGGTAAGGGTTTATTTACAACTGATTCTATAGCAAATGCTTTAGAGTATGATGAAAAACTTCCTTTTGCAGATATAGTTAAACAAAGTTGGTATCGTAATTATTTTATGCCTTTAAATTCTTTAATATCTGGGTTTAAAACAGTTGTTAACCCTTTTAGACAAATTTTAAATTTAGGACAATATATGATTATGGGTTTAGCTAATGGTTCTTTATTAAAAAATCCTATGCTTTTAGTAGAAGAAGCTAAAAGAGCTTTTGCAGCGACTGCTTTAGATAAAAGTTACATGTCTTTATTAAAGAAAACAGGTTTTAATGCAGCAGATGCACAGTTAATAAAATTAGATTCAGCGACTTATAGATTAGTTGATATTATGAATGAAGAAGGAATTAAAATGTCTCATTCAGGAGTTAGAAACTATGAGGCTTTATTAAATGATGTTGATTTTAAAAGTAGATTAGCAGCTTGGGAAAGAGGTGATACTCAATCTGCTTTTAAAGGTATTGTTAAAGGAAAAGAACTTTTTGCAAAAACTTTAAATAAATTTTCAGGGGTGTATCAAATTGCTAAAGATACTTATATTTCATCAGATGAATTTTTTAAATATTTAAATACTCTTTCTGAATACGACACAATTAAAAATATTTATAATAAATCTAATTTAGCTATTAAACCTACCGAAGAAGAAATGTTTAGAATGGCTTGCGCAAAAACAAGACGTATGATGCCTAACTTTAATATGTCTAACAAACTAGAATTAGTATTTAGAAGAAATCCTATTATGGGTAATTTCGTTATGTGGCCGTCACAAGCAGCAAGAAACGTAATTGCTATAGCTAGAGAGTCTTATTTAGAAATGACACATCCTTCTGGGTTATTTTTTAATCAAGGTCTTAAAAGAGCTTTATCTTTAACCACTACATTAGGTGGTTTAACAGCTGGAGGTGCTGCTGTGTGGAATGCAAGACAAGGTATAACAAATGATGTTGAATCTGCTGTTAGAAGATTTGCTCCTAAATGGATGGGATTATCTTCATTAGGAGTTAAACAAGATGAACAAGGTAATTATACTGTTACAGATATAAACCACATTAATCCATACACAATAATAACAGGTCCTTTAACAGGAATGGTGGCACGTATGATGACTGAAAAAGCTGAAGATCCTGATGCTTTTATATTACAAGGAATGCTGCCTGGTTTCTTTGAAGGTGTGGCAAAAGAATTAGAACCATTTTATCAAATAAAACTTCCTATAGCAGGTGTAGTTGATGCTATTAGAAATACATCAAGTTTAGGACAACCTATTTATAATGTAGGAGATAGCTTTGATGAAAAAACTGAAAAAATAATTAGTCACGTTTTTACTGAAGCTTTTGAACCAGCTGGTGTTAGTGAGATGCATAGATTATATTTAGCAGCTACAGGTAAACCTGGTGCTAAAGGAGAAAATTATTATTTAGATAATGAAGCTTGGTCAGTATTAGGACTTCGTAAAATACAAATAGATCCTTTACAAAGTTTTGATTCTAAAGTTAGTGAATATTTAAGAACACAATCTTATATAGAAGGAGAAATGAGAAATTTTTTTGGTTCTCAAGATAGACCTAATATTAATTTAACCGAAGATCAAATTATTCAACAATATTTAAAATTAAATCAATTATTATATAATGCTAAATCAAATTTAAAATTAGATTATAATGCAGCAAATACTTTAGGTTTAGATGATAGTACAATTTACAATAGACAAAAAAATCAACATAAATTATTAAATGAAGTAAGAGGCAATAACTTTGTTCCTTTAAATTCTTTTTTAAAAGGATTACAAAATTATGCTCAAGCGGTTCAACAAAGACAAGCACAAGCTACTAATCCAGAAGATATTAACATACCAGATTTATCATCTTTATTCCAAAAAATTAATCAAATGAATATGGATTTAAGATCTTTAGATTTTAGAAATGATGTAAATCAAACTGTTAATATAAGAGATTATTTAGATAATACAGGTATATTAGGTGGTACAATAGCTAGTGTAGAAAAATTAGCTTCTCAAGTTAATCTACCTTACAAGCAGCAAGAAACTAATTCTTTAAATAGTGGAGCTAATGTTAATCCTTCTGTAATAGCTACTCCACCTAATGTTAATCAAGATAAAAAAGAAGAAAGAAAAGAAATTTTAGATTCAATAAGATAAATTTATTTACAATAAAACCATTAATTGATATATTGATTAGCTATGCCAAAACAAGCTAAAACAACTGGTGAACATATAATAGAACTTTACGGCCATATTACTGGCTTGAAAAAGGAACTTTGTCATATAAAAGACAATCATTTACGTCATTTAAAAGATGATATACGAAATATAAGAAGAGAATTATCAGAAGGTCAAGATAAAATGCACAATAAAATGGATACTTTAACAAAAATGATAATTAGTGGGTTAGGTTCTATAATACTATTAGTTATTACAATGGTACTTAAATTTTATCATATTATATAAATGTTTGAAGATGTAAAAGAAAGAATAAAAAGTCACGAAGGGTTTAATAATAGAGTATATAAAGATTCTTTAGGTAAAAGAACTATAGGTTATGGTCATTTAGTTTTACCAACAGATTCATTTAAAGATGGTGAATACTACGAAACGTCTGATTTAAA